AGCATTCATAAATTCTTGCTGTTTATATCTATTCGGCTCTTTAGCTTTTTGATATTGTTCTACTATGACATACTTTTAAAAGCTTGTCAAGTGTTTTTTTTTATAATCCTTGCTCAATTAATATTGTTCTTGGATTCCTACATATTTTATGGCTATCAAAATAATTATAATAATCTTGAATAATACCATATACTTTACCTTTGGTTTCTTGTCTAGGGTTAAACTTTAAACCATATCTTTTTAACTTTCTTTTTTTATTCTTTGAAAGTTTATTTAATTTCTTATCGTCAACATGAACATTAATAATTTGTCCTGTTAAACTATCTGTCATTTTAATCATTGACATAATATAACACTCCCTTTTGGTTATTGCTGTTCGGTTTATTCCTATTAAGCTGTTATGATTCTATAGTTACACAATTTAAAAAGCTTGTCAAGTATTAAAAAATTAAAAGTATATAAAATTTATATATTATTTTTTTGTTTTTTTCTTGACTTTCACAGAATGCTCTGATTTAAGCTACCCTATACCCTAGCTTATCTTTTATAAAAGCGTTTAATGTGGGGCTTCTCTGTGGCTTGTAGAAGGTGTTATATTTTTGTCAAGTACTATAGATAGTCTAAAAGACTAGATAAAAAAAACCCCACGTTTTAGTGGGGCTATTGAAGTTTAGAAAGTTTTTAAAATTCTAGTTCTATTTTAGAATCATAAATAATTTTCAATTCCTCATCTAAGTCTTGAAATGTATCAAGTTCATCTAAAGTATCAAGTACTTCTAAAATATAAGTTTCATTTATATAGTCAGTCATTTTTATTTACTCCCTTTTAAAATGTCATAATCTTTCTTTGTAGCTTTACCGTCTAACAAGTTATTTAATGCTTCTAGTTTATTTACATTAAAATCGTTTACTCTGTCAACATTAACAGCCTTGCCAAAATCAGGATGTCCCGCTATTGGTTTAGGTTTCCCAAACCCAATTATTTTTATTCGTCTTTTATCCTCTTTTACATTTGTATTTGCCATAGTTTATATATCCTTTTAAAAATGGGGGTATTTCTACCCCCTGTTAATATTAGTAAGTTATTTCTTTGTGATAAACTTCATATTCAGCTGGACTAGAGTCAGTATCAGTATTTCTATACCATTTTGTTATATAAACTTTTTCATTATCTATTTTAGACTCTGATGTAGTTCTGAAATGGCTAATATTACTAAAAAATGCATTAAACTCTAAAACGCCATTTTTAAATTTAAATTCTTTTGCACCCTCTTTGTAAGTAACACTTTCTATTGTTTCGCCTTTTGCTTTATATAGTTCTGACAGTTTAACAATCATATCTATATATTCTATTTCTATGCTTTTTTTATTTTTCATAATTTATATGTCCTTTTAAAGTACTGTATAAATATACAGTGGTTATATCTTGGCTTTTTGCCTTGATTTAAGTATAAGATAACAAAGATTATGAAATTGTCAAGCTTTAAAAGTTAAAAAGTATATAAAATATAGATATATTTATAAACTTTATAAGTTTTACACACTTTTCAAGGGGCGTTAACTAGATTTTTAAACTTTAAAAGCTTGTGAAGTCTTTAAAAGTGGCGTTATAAATTATATATAGTTTTTATATACTTTAATACTTGTAAAAACTTTCAAAGTGTGATAAGTTCGTGGCTTTTTTAAAGTTAGGGAGGGCAGGAGCCACCCCCCGCCCCCTACCGTATATATATAAATCTTATACATTTCAAAGGATTTGTTATATTAACCAGTTGCCCTATACTTTACAAAACTTTATAAACTTTATAACATAAAAAAACCTCTAAAGTTTGATAACTTTAAAGGCTCTATAGAGATATTATTTATGATGAGTGGGTGGCTATGTTATATATTTAAACCTCCCAGCGGATACAATCCTATTATATACTTCAAATCTCATTTTGTCAAGTACTTTTACAAATTATTTAAAAAAACTTCAAAGGACTTGACAAACTTTTAAAGTGATACTATAATATAGGGTATGAGTTACCTTCCAGAAAAGAAAAGAAATCTCACAGAGAAACAACAAGACTTCTTAAATCATCTTGTTGAGACTGGTGGAGATTTTAAAAAGTCAGCCGAACTTGCAGGATACTCAGGCAATCACTATCAAGTACTAAAATCATTAAAACAAGAAGTTGTCGATTTAGCTTCAGACGTACTTGCAAGGGAAGCACCTACAGCAGCATTTAAGTTAATTGAGGTTATGAACTCTAACAAGCCTATACCTCAAGCTAGTAACAAACTTCAAGCTGCTCAGACAATACTAGATAGAGCTGGTGTTGTTAAAACAGATAAGTTAGATGTTAATCATAACGTTAGTGGTGGTATCTTTATATTACCAGAAAAACAAACGATTAATCTAACTGAAACTGAGGAAGGACAATATGAAGATATTTCTGACTGAGTTTGAAATGAACGATATAAGGTTCCCCGGACCTAATATAGTTGCAGCCAGTTGGGAAGTAGCTGAACAAGCTGCAATAGATAATAACTTAATTCTTGTTGGAGAGTTAGATAACATACGTGTAGATGCTACAGGTTCTTATAGTTATCAAGACTTGCCACAAGATAAAACGATACATTAACATGAGTAAGAAAGACCCTAGATTAGCAAGAGCAGGAGTAAGTGGTTATAACAAACCTAAACGGACTCCTAATCACCCAAAGAAGTCACACATAGTTGTTGCTAAACAAGGTGATAAAATTAAAACAATTAGATTCGGTGAGAAAGGAGCTAAGACAGCTGGTAAACCTAAAGCAGGTGAATCAGCTAGAATGAAAGCAAAGAGAAAATCTTTTAAAGCTCGTCACGCTAAGAATATTAAGAAAGGTCCAATGTCAGCTGCTTATTGGGCTGATAAGGTTAAGTGGTAGTATGCCTCAAATAGGTAGCGATGAAAGACCTGTCTTAATGACAAACAAAAAGAACAAGGGTAGACTGTACGGACCTTCTGATGGAGGTAAAGGTGCAGCTCCTAGAGTTAATGTTCACTCACAGCAATACCGAGATAATTGGGATTTAATATTTGGAAAGTCCAAAGGACTAGGAGAAGAAGATGCCAAAAGCAAAGAAGAAGTCGACAGTAAATAAAGCCGGTAACTATACGAAGCCGACTATGCGTAAGAGGCTTTTCGAGAAGATAAAGGCAGGTACGAAAGGTGGTAAAGCCGGTCAATGGTCTGCTCGGAAAGCCCAGCTTTTAGCAAAAGAATATAAAGCCAAGGGAGGAGGTTACAAATAATATGTTATATGGAATTAATAAATGGTTTGATATGATTGGTAAAGCATATGCAAAACTATATAAAAAATGTTTAGTAGAGAAAAAGAAAAATGTCAAATCTAAAAGCAAGTCAAAGAAGTCTTAGGGCTTGGACAAAACAAAAGTGGAGAACCAAGTCTGGAAAAAAATCCAGCGAGACTGGAGAACGCTATCTACCTGAGAAAGCAATTAAGGCTTTATCGTCAGCGGAGTATGCAGCGACTACAAAAAAGAAAAGAGAAGACACAGCTAAAGGTAAACAATTTAGTAAACAACCAAAGAAAACAGCAAGGAAAGTGAGAGCCTATAGGAAAGTAACATGATGGTACCAGATGGTTATATAAAAAGAACCACATCCACTATACCTTTTGGGTATGAGTTTGATAACAGAACAGGTTATCTAAAACCAATTGAAGATGAACTTGAAGCACTTCAAATAGCTGAGAACATGATAGTAAACGAAGAAGTATCTTTACAAGCTGCATGTGATTGGTTAGAATATAAAACAGGTAGAAGTATTTCTACTCCCGGATTAAAAAAACACATAGATAAAAAATATGGAACACGAAGCGAAAGATTGGGAAATCAATCCACATCTTTACTTGCAAGATGATGCAGGTAACTTTGTAAAAAACAAAGACGGTACTCCTCGTAAAAAAGGTGGTAGACCTCCAAAGGATGCAGAGGTTGCTGCTCGTAGAACCATAACGCGTAAACAAAAGAACATTCAAAAACTTGAACAGAAACTTAACAACGCTAGAAAGTCGTTCAAGAAACAAAAAGAAACCCTAGAAAAACTTGACAATACTAAAGAAGGTGTTGTTACTCCAAGTGATTTAGATAGCTTACCTAAAGCTGTACAAGAACAACTCGACAATCACCCCGTACTATTCCATCCTAACGAAGGTCCACAGACAGACTTCCTTGCTGCTGCTGAGAAAGATGTCTTATATGGTGGAGCTGCTGGTGGTGGTAAGTCATACGCTATGTTAGTAGACCCACTAAGATATGCACATAGAAAAGCACATAGAGCTTTAATACTAAGACGTTCTATGCCAGAGCTAAGAGAAATGATTGACAAGTCTCGTGAACTCTATCCACAAGCTTTTCCCGGTGCTAAGTTTAGAGAAGTTGAAAAACTATGGAACTTTCCAAGCGGTGCAAAGGTTGAGTTTGGATTCCTTGAAAGAGATGCAGATGTGTACAGATATCAAGGACAAGCATATAGTTGGATAGGGTTTGACGAGATAACCCACCTACCAACTGAATTTAGTTGGAACTACCTAGCCTCACGTTTAAGAACCACTGACCCAGAAATAGAAACTTATTTACGTTGCACAGCGAACCCCGGAGGGGTCGGGTCGCATTGGGTAAAGAAACGTTACATAGAACCATCCGAGCATAATAAAAGTTTTGTTGGGAAAGACGGACTAACAAGAAAGTTTATTCCAGCAAAACTTGCTGATAACCCTTATCTTTCTGATGATGGTGTTTATGAGCAGATGCTTAAATCATTACCCCCTATACAACGTAGACAACTACTTGAAGGTAACTGGGATGTATCAGAGGGTGCAGCTTTTGTTGAGTTTGACCCGAAGGTACATGTTATCACTCCATTTGAGTTACCAATTCATTGGGAAAGAGTAAAAGCAATTGACTATGGTTATGCTGCAGAATCCTGTTGTTTGTGGGGAATAATGGACATAAATGACAATACTTTAATAATTTATAGAGAATTATACAAAAAAGGCTTGACAGGAGAAGAATTAGGTGCTATAATAACAGATATGGAG